TAAGTGAGAATGGAGAATAAGTGGTTGCTGGCTGGGAGAAATAGAGTATAAGTGGAGTCAGGGTTAGGGTTAAAAATTGCTGGCTGGGAGGTCAAGATGTAAAATTGAAAATTGAAAACAAAAAAGAAAATATTAATATTCACTATTCACCCTCTCATATCCGTTACAGAAATGAACTCACTCACCACTCTCTCAGCACTCACCCAAGTAGTCAATCACGACATCTGCCCCCAGATGAAGCGGCTCTCTCAAGAGAATATCACCCAGAAAAAAATTATTAAAAAATGGAAAAAAGCAAGATTTATGATGTTGAAGAATATTTATGCTCGGCAATACGGCGAGTGTAACATTACAAAATTAATATTGGCTGGATTTATTACTGTTAAACAATACGCCAATATTGAATACAAAAGAATTAGGGATACTAATGAATTAAATGAATTGTTTGGTCGGTTAGGATATACTCGCCCTGCTCTATGTTCTAATCGCAGCGAGCAGCACGAAATCGCAGTATGCCGACGACACCTCGCAACTTCCTCTCCTGAGATGAAGAAGAGAATGACCTTCCTCGCAAAAAACTTAAATATGTCTATTGTGGAATTAATTAATTGGGCTCATATGAACGACCCTGAATGGAATACAGGACAGGGCGAGAATAATGATAATAGTAAAGAAGCCATATATCAGCAGAAGAAGAGGAATTTTGACTTCTTGAATAGGATTGAGAGAGAGAGAGAAGAAGAAGGCGGTGGCTGGAGTTGGGACAGAAATAATGTCTAAATGTCTAAATGTCTAATGTCTATAGTAAATCTCTGTATCATATATATTATAAAATTGAATTTTTTTATTCCTTACTTACCACAAGATATTTTAGACATTTAGACATTTAGGCATACAACCACTTATACTTTAGTTATATAATTTATTTAAAGAATAATTATAATATTATATTAATACAAATGGAAGCACTAAAAACAGCACGGATGAGTTCTACAAATATTAAAGAAAAAACTTGGCTACAATATCAGCGGAACATAAACAGATTAGCAAAAGGTTTCACAGGACAGGATTATAAAAATAATGATTTCCTAATTATGGGTCGTAGGCAAGTTATAGAGTTTATAAATAAGAAAAGTTCCAGCGATGCTATGAAGCGTATGTTCTATTCAGTTATTCTTATTATGCTTGCTCCTGATAAAAACGACAAAAAATCACAAAAAACTACCGACTATAAATATTATCAAAGAAAATTACAGGAATTAGCACAGAAATATAATGATGAAAGAGCCACACAAATCAAATCTGTAAAACAAGATACAAATTGGGAAAGTTGGGCTGATATACTTAAATTACAACATACTCTCGCTCTGGAAGTTAAAACGATGATTAAAAAGAATAAATTAATTGGAGTAAGAGACACAGGAAAAAAACTACAAAAATTCGGCAAAGATATTAATAGGAAACAACGAACAGCCCTACAGAATTTAGTTATACTATCATTATATACTCTCATTAAACCACGCCGACTTGATTATGCTAATATGGAAATATTATCAATCAAAAATTATAATAATATGAGTAGTGAAGATAGACAGAAAAGCAACTTTCTCGTTATTGTAGGCAAAAATAAAAAATTCTTCTCATTCGGCAAACAAGCACAGAAAAATCAAAATAGAGATAAACACGGTGTTAAACAACCTGTTTATGTATTAGCAGTCCCTTCCAAACTTAATAGCGTATTAAATACATATTTGTTATTTCATCCTGAAGACGCATTCAAAAAAAACTTCATATCACGCACATTCTTATATAATACTCGTGGTAGTGCTATATCTGGCGATGGATTATCAAAAGCGATGATTAAAATTATGAAAGCCAGATTTAAGAAGAATATCTCGCCTACGATGTTACGCACTATTTACCTTAGTGATAAGCATAAAGACGATGTGGGATTAGAAGAAAAACAGACCACCGCCGAGGAGATGGGGCACACAGTCGCAACCTCAAATGCGAATTATCAAAAAAAATAAATAAATAATAAGTGTAAGTTTTTATTTAGAAAATAAAATATACATTTTATTATATAATGAGTGTTTATATAATAAAAGCAAAAGACCACCGAATTTATGTCGGCTCAACAATTCGTCCTATTAAAAAGCGACAAGACGAACACAGAAGCGAATGTTTTAATCCAAACAGGGCATCATATCATTCTCCCCTATATACACACTTTAGAAATTGTGGAATGGCGGCAAATGATATTAAATGTGAAACTATAGTTAAATGTGATGCTACTGTTAATTTACTTGCGATGGAAGCAAAATGGATTAGACATATAGGCAGTTTGAATAGTAAATTATCTATTGAAGATTTAGAGAAAAACAAAGCAAGAAAAGAAAAATACCGACAACAAGGCAAAGTCGTCCAAAAATGCGGATGTGGAGGAACTTGGACTTATAAACATAAAAAAAGACATTCAAAAACTAAATTACATCAGGACTGGCTTGAAGAAGAACATCAAAAAAAATTAAATTATTTATATAGTATAAATGCCGCCCAAAAAAGTAAAACGAAAAGCATACACCTCCACTACGACCAAACCAAAAAAATCTGGCACAAAGAAGGGGATGGCGTCCAAAACCCGCCCGGGGGACAAGGATTACACGACTAAGCGTGGTGATAAAGATTTTCACAGAAAAGGTAAAGATGTTAAGAAAAAAAGAAAACCATTTAGTAATAAAGAAACCAAAGCAACAAAAGCAAAAATATCAAAAGGAACTGCCGAATTAGGAGGTGAGAAAATCACATTCAAAAAGGGAGGACTTCACAGGTCTCTAAAAGTTCCTACCAGTTATAAGTTTAAAACTACAGAGTTGGAACGGATAAATCGCATCCCAGACGGGCAGAGTTTCAAGTTCCACGACGACACTATCAAGATGACCCCTCGTATCCACAAGCAACTAACCTTAGGGTTGAACCTGATGAAGAGAAAAAGTTAGGGTTAGGGTTAGGAGCAGGGTTAGGGTTAGGATGAAAATGAAATAGAAAATTGAAATGAAATCCACACTACTTATTCTTTATTATATAAAATTGATTTAAAAAAAAGATTATATAATATCAGTATATATGATGAGTTCCACGATGAAGTATTATGACTACTGCCGACAGCAGAAAATTCCCCACTTCCCTATCCGCCTCTGGCTCAAGCCCACAGGTGAGACCCTCAGCGATGGGTCAGTCAAAATAGAGAAAATAATCTTGAGCGAGGTGTTCGGCACAGTCCAAAATGTTTATGATTATTATGGTGAAGAATTAGGTAAATATTTATGCGAACATAATCTCAATAGAAAAAATATTATTGAACTTCAAAATAATCCTGAATTTGCGATACGACGAATTAGTCCAAAAATGAAGGATTTTGATATGCCGAAAAAATTATTAAAACAATATATCAAATGTAAATGGCGAGGATATAAAAACGGCAACGACCAGAAATATACTCATTTCGCAGTTGATACGAAACGAATTGGTGTGATAGATATTGATTGTGAATTACCTACCGATAGTCCGTTTCTTGCCTTAATGTCTAAATTTCCATTTAAAAAATCTAATACCAAATCATTCGGCAGACATATCATATTTGACCGACAGGATATACCATCACCCAGTCGCACTACAGATAAGTTAGATAAGAAATGGGGCATATGTAAGAATGGCGAAGCAGGTGTAGAATTTCTCAACGGCATATGGGAGTGGGCTAAACTGAGTGATATGATTGAGAACCCTGATGCCGACTTGACCCCCGAGGAATGGTTCAAAAAAGAGATTATAAAATTGATTACGAATAATCATAATAATAATAATAGTATTCAAAGCAGTATGAACGGAGGAGGAGAAACTAAAACAAGTGAGCCAACGACATCTCCGCCCCCTCCTCCGGTCGTGGATGGAATACCACAACTACCCCCTAATGCCTATGAAGCGTTGATTGAGAATATTAATAATTATCCTGTTGATAAATTGGCTGGCGTTCAAAATTGGGGGGGCATCGTAGCGTGCTGGTCTCTTAGTAAAAACGAACAGGTCTTCAAAATCTTATGCGATGGGTGTAAGCGACCGGGGGCAAATTACGGTGGAGAACAAGCCATTAGAGATGTTTGGAATGCCGGTGTTCCGCCTCACGATTATCAAAGATACGCATTTGGGGCTACGGGGTTCTTCTCTTATTGGTGTATCAAAAAAGCAAAACCTTTCCCGTGGAAGAAATTTATGGAGCAGGAGGATAGAATGGTTCAGGAAAGATTTATTAATAATCATTCTCATAATTTCATTCTTAATACCGATTACAGAAGGGAAGATACGAGATTATGTTATTTTGACGAAAAATCTAAATTATGGAAACACGACCCTAAGGTCGGCATAGGCAAATCAATCATTCATCATTTATTAATGGAAAATGAGCGACTTTACTGGGAGACAGAAATGGACGCCAGTATTGAAGGTATGGACGACCATAGCGTAGATGATGACGGTCAGCAACAACCTAACGCATTCAAAGAAGCGTGTCTTAAATTCAAAATTAAACATATAAATAGATATAATTCTACCGGTGGTTGGCTGACTGGAACAATCAGGAATATCTATAATATGCTTCTATTCAATACCGATTTACGACAAGAAGTTCAGTTTAATTTAATGCCGAATACTAAACATTTATTCCAATTCCGCAACGGAGCATTTAATTTCAAAACTGCCGAATTGGAGGAACGCACAAGAGATATGTATATTTCCAGCGATGGCGTTTTAAAATATGATTTTCCTGAAGATGAAACAGATGACGATTATCACGAAGAGATGTTAGTGATTGAGGATATGATTACCAAATGCTTACCTATTACAGCCGAACGAGAAGCGTGGTGTGCGTGGAAAGGTTATTGTATGACTGGCGAAATCAGCGGGCAGATGTTCTTTATCTACTTAGGAGCAGGAGCAGGAGGGGGCAAGTCAATCGTCGGTTGTGAGATTTTTAGAGATGCGTTCCCCGTATATGTAAAATTACTGGGTAAGGATGCTGTCGTGGATAAAGCAAAAGACGATAAATCCCTCTCTGGATTAGTCAATAAGGCATTCCGGATGTGCTATTGTGAGGAATTGGTTGAACTCGGTCTTAAAATCAAAGAACTCACACAAAAAACTACTACAGTAAAACCATTATATATGGAAGAGATTGAATTGATTATTCAGTTCAAGATTGAGGGATTATGTAATGCTGTCCCAAAAACGAATTGCGATGAGGGTGTTCTTCGTCGGGCACATCAGCAAGAATGGAATTCCAAATTTGTAGATGAGGAGTGTGATGTAGATGAAAGCGAACATATTTATTTGAAAGACCCAAATCTCGGTGATAAATTCAAACATCAAATTAGATATAAAATCGCATTATTTCGTTATTTCGCCAGATACTCAAAGAACTTTTATGATATTGGTGTTAATAAATGGAAGAAGCAATTTGAAGGTATGCGTCAGGCATTTCAGGATACTAATCAGGATGACGATGCTCTTGCTGAATTCGTCAAATGTTTTGAGAAAAGTGATGATGATGATGATGTAATTAGTAAATCACAAATGTTAGAACATTTATTCAGCGAAACTGGCGATGAATTTATTAAACAAGATAATAATGGTAATAACAAATACAAAAAATTCAGTAATGTTCGTAATGAATTTAAGAAACATAGATACAAATATGAGAGTCAAATGAGAATTTCTGGTTCAAAAGGATTCTTCACAAATATTAAATTTGTAGGTAATGGCGATGGTAATGAGAGTGATTAAACAATTAGACAAATAAAAAAAATTTTAGACAAGTAGTCGTGGGTGTGCTATTTGTTTTTTTTTACAGGGTAATAGGTAATAATAATAATAATGTCTAATATACTAATGTCTAATAGTTGTCTAAATGTCTAAATGTCTAAAATAATTCTAAGATTTCTAAGATTAATAAAAATACCTCTAATACTCCATCCTAATTCTCAAAATAAGGGAAATCAATTAGGATTTTAGACATTTAGGCATCCGCCATAGAATAAGTGACCCACATAAATAATGATTTTTTATACAAATACACACATAATTTACACACATTTCATAATTAATTACAGAATAACTATGAAATATTTTAAGGTTCAGCCACGGGATTTTTAGACGAAGCATCTATCTTGGCTTGGACTTGTTCCTCTACATTCTCCAGCAAACATTTTGAGCCCTGAATTAGGCATAAGACAGCGTGAAGCAGTCCATTTGATTTACCTTTCAAAAGAGGCAGGATTTCGCTGGTTACGAACATCGCTCCTAAAATATATGTGGAATACTCATATCCTACATCCACACCTGAGGTCGCTAAGGCAGTAATATTAGACATTATATAGTAGAATTAGATTATTTCTTTTTGGATTTAGCGTCGGTGGCGTCTTTAAGGTCTTTACCAAATATATCCTGTGGAGTAGGCATCTTCTCTGGTTTCATTTTAGCGACATCTAATAGATTTCTGGGTTTGCGGGGTTTTTTACATTTAAGATTGGCTTTCTTGAATACTTTGGAAAAATGAGGCATTATAATTATAGTTTAGATTTTTTTTATATTTAGATATTATAAATGAGTTTGATAGTTCTTAACAGCAAAGGAAGTGACCCAGAAGATTTTAGTAATTTTATGACGGAGCAAATAAAATTTCCAAAGGACGCTGAAGTATGTTTAGTCAGTTCTAACATTAATCGTAAAATGATGGTTGATTTAGAAGCGAGTATTGCCGCAGGTAGTAATTCCATAGGTATTCAGTTAGGGTCAGGAACGCTGGGGGCGGACAGCCTTAGAGACCCCGCTGATTATACCCCACACGCTCCATTTTCAGTTAATATTGAAACCAAAGGTAAGAATTTTCCTATCAAAGCCATAGGCACAGGTGTAGGCACATTAATTAATGAAACGCTTAATAGTCCTGAAAGAGTTCAAATATCTAATATAGCGAGAGGTTGGGCTGGGGCGGCAACAGCAGGCACTCCATTTACTTTATGGAATACACCTCATATTATAGATGCCGCTGGAAGTGAAGGAACAGAAGGTAAATGGACGGCTATTCAGGGAGGATTGAATGTTGATAATACGGGTGGTATATTAAACACGACAGTCACAGGAGGACAAGTTGATATTAATTTGGGAGGAGCAGGTTTCGTTAATTATACCCGCCTCGCCTCCAATATATTAGAACCGTTTAATGGGAATTTTGTTGATTTACAACCCATATGGAATACTCATAATGGAGGACGATTGACTGTATTTACACCTACTACACCTAATACCAATATTGTAGGAGGAGGATATGATTGGCGATTTCGCACAGACACCCTTGAATTAGATAAAATTCTCAGTATTAAAGGTGGGATTTTTGATAATACTTCGTTTTCTTCACAAAATATTTATAACACTAATACCGATTTGAACGAACAGAATGGAGGCACAGCATATACGGTGTGGTGGGAACTAAGCGACCCAAGTGCCGCACCCGGATTACAGATTGATTTTTATGCGAGAAAACCCGGTTCAAAAGCAGATTTAGGGACAAATACCACATTAGACGAAGATGTAGTTAAATGGGCGAGTGCTCCTGTTCCACCTGCCCCCGGAGGATTAGTAACTGTAGGTATTCGTCCAGTATTAGATAATACGGGAGCAACACCGGTGTATGTGTTAGAAGCATATACGGGAGTGGTGGATTTAGCCAATACTTATACTACACCACCCGCCGCCGCAACAGCCGGAGGAATAGCGGGTAAAATCGTAATAGCCGACCCAGCATTACCAACAACATATACGGCTACGGGAACTGGACGCCTGAATTTTGATTTATATAGACATCTTCCTCTTCGTATGGGCTGTAATACAGCAGGAGGTAATGATTATTCTGTATTCTGTAATGCTATTCATCACGATTCCGGACAAGTTAGAAATATGTCGGCGGCAGATATAGGTATTTTTAGTCCATATACATTTTTATTAGGAGATTTACATCCTAATCAGCAAAATCAACCAGCAGCGTCAGGAGGGTCTTGGGATGCGGGTTGTAGGCAAATTCTACGACATTCCACATTAGCATCAGTATTAGGATATAATACTCATTACGGTAAAGTAGCGGCGGCGGCTATGTTGCCGGCACAGGCAGGATTACCCGCACAGCAAGATTTAGGTTTGACGAGACCAGAAGCATTAAATTTAGTAGTAACATTACCAGATTTGCCTATTACAGGATATTATGGTAATTCTTCTGGAGATGGAGCGGCAGGAACATTAAATATGAATAGTGGAGGTAATTCGGCGGCTATAGTAGGTGTTATACCCGCAGGTAATAGACCATTTAAGGACAGCGAAAGTGGAATAAGCGGAGGAACAGATAGAGGAGAATTCTTTGCTTGTCCTATGGAAAATTGGATTTGCTTAAACAACCCAACAGCATTTTCAGTATCATCCTTGAGATGTAGATTAACAGATAGTTTGGGGAATAAACCTAATATGTTAGACAGCACATCAACTATCGTTATTAAAATTAAAAAAAGAGGAAGTAATGTGGATTTTAGACAGGGTGGTATGAATGGTGAATTTCGTGGATACTGACTAAATGACTAAATGACTAAAATTATATTTGTATTTTTTATACAAAATATAATCTGGCGTAAATATATATGTCGCAGAACCGATTACCCGATGTGAAAGACCCACTCGCCGATATTGCTGATTTGAGTATAAAACCTATGGCTGAATTAGAAGAGACAAATAGACAATTAGACGAGGACGAAGAAATGTTAGAACCTAAATCAAGAGTAGAAGCCGGTGATGTATTTAAGAAGTATGAGAAAAAGAATATAAAATTACAAACAGTAGAGGAAACAGTAGAGGATACATTAGAGAATAATACAGAATTAGATTTACCTGAAGATAATTACAGAGGAAAACGAGGAAAGGATAAAAAAAAACGGAAGAAGAAAGTATTGACCCAGAGCCAGTTGGACGGTTTAGCAAAAGGAAGAGCAAAGAGTATAGCCACACGCAAGAGAAATAAAGAATTAAAAAAAGGCAAACAGACAAATAGACAAGTAGCACCTATGCCTGCTCCTAAGGCAAATACCAAATTAGATTATGATACATTCAGTAATTATATGGATATGTATGAAGAAAAACGAAGCAAGAAAAAACATAGTAATACAACACAACCTCATCCTAATAAAGTCATTAATAGTCGTTTGAGACCTATACCTCCTACAAGCAAACCAAGACCTATACCTAAAATAGCAAACTGGACGGGCAACGCATCATCATACGCTCAGCACAAGATAGGCGGAGGACGATGGAATTATGGAATTTAAAAAAAGAATATAAAAGAGTGAGAGCATATTGTATTAAGAATGCCTACTACACAACCAAAAAAAAAAACAAAAGAAGATATGGAGAAAATGATATTTATGGAATTTATAAATATGATTTCAAATATAAAACGCCCAGAAAGGAGAACTGTAAGGGAGAGATTGTCTAAATGACTAAATGTCTAATTGTCTAATTAAATCTACAGATGAACTTACCATCATCACTTAATTCATATTCATTTGCTTTTTTAATAACTTCTTTAACATTTTTAGTCCTATCACTTTTACCTTTTCTATTACTTTTTTTAACAACTATTTTAGGCAAGTCATTTTTTAATTTAAAATAATAATCAAAAAAAGTATCCTGATTACTCATCGTAGTCATTTTATAAAATACATTTTTATTATAAGCAAGAGTGCTGGATACTTCATAATCATAATCAAGATTTTCCTTACCTATAGCGTGTCGTTTTTTATCTTTGTAATAATAAAATCTCGTCCATTCCTTATCTTTTTGATGTTTATGATTATATTTGGCGACGACTTCTTTGGGACAAAATACTTTGAAGTCAGTTAATACCTGATTTTCATAGTCATTCATTTTAATATATGGAGAGAAATTAATAAAATTATAATCGCATTTATATATAAATGGCGACAAATGATTTAACAATATTACCAGTAGTCCCAGAGGAACAAGAAGTTAATCCAAATCAAAGGGAATTACACCCCAATATTCCTGATGTATATAAGGGACAATTAATAGCATTAGTAGGAGGAGTAAGAATGGGTAAGGGAACACTATGGAATAATTTTTTACACAATCCTAATTTTTATGGAAGTAAAGACGATGAAGATTTTTTCTCATCGGTGTCTATAATATCCCCGACGGTGTGGAATGACTCAACTTCAAGGTTTAGTGCTAAGAAATGGAAAGATACTTGTTATGATAGGTATGATGATAAAATTATTACAGATTTAATCCAAAATCAAAAACAAAAGAAAGAGGCGGATGACGATACTTCTTATGCTTTAATAGTAGATGATTGTTATGGAGAATTTAATAGACACGGCAGGAATGGAGGTGCGGTATTAAGATTATGTTCTCGTTTTAGACATTATGTAAAGAAACCTGCGGCTTGTTTATATTTATATTCAACACAGAAATATTTGGATTTAGTTCCAATTATTCGGGCGAATGCTACAGGTTTTTTAGTGAGTGGAATGATTAAAAATCGTAAAGAATTAGATGCTTTAAAATATGATTTGGATGATAGTTTTGGAGGACAATTTGAGAGTATAATGGCTCACGCACAGGGTAAGATGTATAGTTGGGTATATTTTCGTTTAGACAGCACTCCACCAGAAGCATATTTAGATTTCCATACGAAAATCTATTAGACAATTAGACAATTAGACAATTAGACATATATTTTTTTATATTATATTAATATAAATGAGTATTACCGGTTTTGATGACGCTATTAGAGATAATGTAAAAAGTTACTCAAACAATTTAGAAGCCCTGAGGGCTACTAATGTTATGGCGAGAAATAATGCTTTGGCTGGCTTACAAAGTGAAGTAGAGAAGTATGGTGAAATGGCTAAGTTAGGTTTAGAAATACCAGTAGCAGTAGAAGGATTAAAGCAAGTTGGAGGAAGAGCAAAGGATTTAGTCAATTTTGTAAGAGGAGCACCAGCAAAATTGGAAGAGGCAAGGGCAGGTATAAAAGGAGCAGTAGATACAGCACTAAGTAGGGGAAGAGAAGCAGTAGATACGGCAAAAGAAGCAGTAAATACAGCAAGAGGTTCAGTTGGAGGTGCGGCAGGTGATATTAGAGATACTTTATCTCAAAGATTAGACAATTTAAGAAGCACTTCCGCATATGGAGGCAGGTCTATTCAACCCGGAGAGCAGATGGGAAGTATGAGGGATTTAGTAGAGACAAAAATGGGTGAAAGTAAAGTTGAATTTAACCCAACAGCAAGAATTAAAGAAAATGCTATGAGAAGCACGACACGACCAGGTATAGAAATGACGGATACAAAAGATTTTAGTTATGGAGGGCAAGTATCCTCTGGAGAAACGAAGACATCAGCACCGGCAGAAAGATTTGAAGGTTTTGAACCAGATGAAGATGAGTATGGCTTACCAAAAGCAACCGAACCAATAGGAACAGGAGAACCGTCATTATTTTCACACGAAGAACCACGATTTTCTACACAGAGAGGATTAGATGCTGGATTTGAAAATGATAGAATGGGTATAGGAAATATGGGTAAATCCAGTAGAGGAGCACCATTACGCAAGCAACCAGACCAAGGATATAATGCTTTAGATACAGAAGAAAGAGCACCTCCCCGACCAACATCCAAAGCACCCGGAGCAGGAGCATATGACGATGAAATAAGTGCCGCCGCAAAACAGACAGCAGGAACAGAGGCAAGTGAAGATGCGAGTAATTTAGCCAGTAATATAGGTAAAGATGCCGCAGCAGCGGCGACAGGTGGAGAAATTACTGGTGATGTGGAAGAAGCGGCAGGAGCAGGGCTTATAGCATCAGGAATATTTGCCCCATTAGGAGCATTACTGGAAGGTATTGGAGCAGTCACAGAAGTAGGTAGTGTAGGAGCAGGTGTGTATGGAGCAGTCCAGAGTTTTAGCGAACAAGGACAAGAAGAAGCACTAAGAAATACTCCACTTCCTACAGTTAGTCAGCCTACATTAGATTTAGGAGGAAGAGTCGCCGCACCTGTGCTTGCCTAAATGTCTAAATGTCTAACAAAAATATTTATTTAAAAATTAAAGTAAATATTTTTTTATATTAACATATTATAAATGTCTGTTCCAACTTTAAGCAAAAGCATTCTCACGGATAGAAATTCGGTTTATACCGAACAAGATATTATTGAAATATTTGTAAGTCCGGAAGAAGTTCCCCTATTAAATGCTTCACAAGGGTCATATCTTAAATTTCTTTTAAAAGTAAAAGCCGACACAGCCGATACAAATTGTCTCGCACAACCAGACCCTATGGCTGGAGGTTCTGCGGTTCTTCAAACCATATCCATCTACGACGGAGCAAATTCACAACTTTTAGAGCAACTTGAGGATGTGAATACTTGGACGAGTATGTATTACCATTACACTAAGACACAAGGTTTAGAGAATATGAGAACTTTAATGGAAGGTGTCTCTCCTGTCGTCGGTCAAAGTTTAAAATCTCAGTATTTTACTTTTGACCCTATTGATGGAACTGCCTACAAAGAAGTAGAGTGTGTTGTTCCTTTGTATATGAGTGGTCTTCTGGGACAGGGACAGAAATTACTGCCTGTAATTGCCTTAAATGGGCTTAGAATTCGTATTCAACTTTCTAAGAAGGAAGCCGCCCTTCGTGCTCTCACTCAGGTAGGATATAGTTCCACTACTGCTACTTATACTGGTGTTAAACAGATTAGAGGTCTTCCTATTGCTGGAGCACAGGTAGGACAAACTTTCGTCCGTCAGGGGGCGGCTGTTGCGGCAGCAGGAGCAAATCCAGCACTCGCAGGTATGAGTATTAATACTGCTACTGTAGATGCCGTTCCTGCTACTGCTAATACTTTACAGGCACTCGCAGATTTCAGTAATATTGCCTATATGGTAGGACAAGATTTATATATAGAACAAGTTGCTCCTGACCCTCCTCTATTCTTAGGAACTATTACGGCTATTGCTTCTGTTGGTGGTCGTCCTCAATATACCTGTGCGGGTGGTGCGGCTACAACTACAACTGGTATTGCGGCAGATGCTAAAGTATTTGCTGATGCGAACTCTTTGAAAGCCAATTTTGAAGTTAAAAATGTTGAATTTGTGTGCTCTGTCGTTCAGGCATCAGGAGCAACTATGAATGGTCTTATGAAACAGGTCAGTTCGGGTGGTGGTATTCGTATTGATTACCCATCTTATAATCTTTATCGTCAAAATCTTCAGGCAGGTATTCCTCGTAGTGAGTTGCTAATTCCCGCTAATGAACGCCGGGCTTGTAGTATTCTTAGCGAACCTATGCGGTCTGTTAATAGATTGTATGAAGATACATTCCGTCCCGTAGGTGATGCCCTTCAGTCCTACATTTGGAATATCGCCAATCGCCTAACGCCTAATAGACGAGTATCTACCCGACTTGTTGCTACGGCTAATGAGGAAGCGGCACAGAGATTATCGTGGGATGCTATACATCTTCACGAAACAGAAAAGGCAGTTAGTCGTTTAGACATTCAGGCAAGAAATCTTTGTGAAAATGCCCGATGTCTCGTCATTCCTCGTCAGTTGGCGAAGGACGGTCACAGTTTTAATGCTAATGAAAATGAGATTAGATTAAATGTAGAATATGGTTCGTCGGCTGGAGAGAATGTTATTAATAAATTAGTGGGAACTTGGCTTTATCATATTAGGACTTGCGTCATCACACCCAACTCTGTCGCTGTTGAATTTTAAATTAATATATTTTTATATATATATATATTAATGACGAAAGCGTTGAGAAAGCATTTAGAGAAAAATATGACTGTGAAGGAGATGAAACAGCGTATATCTGCGGTAAATATAAAAAGATATTCACACCTAAGGAAACACGGATTAATAGAAATTATGGTTGCGAATAGAAAGAAATTAAATATACCATTACCAAAAGTAGATAAGAGTAAGGTAAGAGGAAAGTATGTAAGAAAAGAAGTAAAGAAAATAGAAAGTAAGAAACAACAGACATTTCAAAGACCAACACCAACACCCAGTAATAGTGTAGCAGCATCTCCAGGATTGATGATGCTCTAAATGACTAAATGACTAAATGCCTAATTAAAATGTGAATTAGATTGGTTGGTTTTCGCATTTTTTTAAATAGGGAAATTACATTAGGATTTTGGATTTTGTATAAAATTGAACTTATTTTTTTGATATGTTTCTTGACCTATACTCAAATCAAACCCTAACCCAAAATGTCTCAATTCATTATTACAGAAACCATCCCTTACCCCAAAGAAATCTTGAAAATTCTTGAAGAAAATAAAGAATTAAAAGAAGAGAATAAATTAATGAAAGAAGAACTTGATGAGGCGGAATTAGAAGAATTTGATAAACAAGACCTTCTTGAAAAAATTGAGAATGATAGAAAATTGATATTAAATCAAATGCGAATTATCAAAAATTTACAAGAACAGAAGAAGGTGGCGGATGAAATTATTAAATTTACAAAACAATTCTGGAATGACGCACAACAGTTTCTTAAAATTAAAATATGATATAATATAAAATGGAGGAGGAGATACAGAATGAAATTAAAAAAACAATTAGACATTTAGACATTCAGGCAGAAGATTTCTCTCCAAAAATGATTGAAGGATGGGAAAAAGAATATGATACAACTTTAGATGCTACTAATTTTTTTATGTTTATATATGATAGATTTGATAAGCCAATAAAATATCTACATATAATAAAGAAAGAATGTATAAAATCACCTCGCATACAAGAACTCAAGCAAGAAAATATGGACTTATTGTCCGCCCTTCAGGGAACAAGGGTAAAAAAATAGCGATTTTTAAAAAAATGAAGGATAAAAAGACGGGAAAAATGATAGAAAAGAAATTAGCGGATGTTGGAGCGTTGGGATATGGCGATTATGGAACTTTTATAAGAACAAAAGGGAAGGAATTTGCGGATAAGAGAAGAAAAGCATATAGAAGCAGACATAAAAGCGACCCGATGATGAAAGACGGAAAACGAAGTAGGGCGTGGTATGCTCTTAATTTATTGTGGTGACTAATTGTCTAAATGTCTAATAATATTATGTTATATTATATAATATGATTAGTAGATGGAAAACATTACCAACAGAATTGGTAGATAAAATAATGTTATATCAACCAGTAGAAAGTCCAGCGATGATGGCGTGGGATACAGCACCAATTAGAGAAGTAAAAAATAATGAATTATGGTGTAAAGTAGAGGGAAGTATAGAATTAAAAGAGAGTGATGAAGAAGAGGAGGGTATGAATGATGTAGATATAGAATGGTTTCATTTTTTAATAACAGAACATTATGGAATAGGAATATGGGAAGACGAACAAATAACAAATAGTTAATTTAAAAATTAATAAATGGAGAGAAAAATAATAATATTTAGATATAATAAAGATGTCTAACATATCAGCAGTTCGCAAATTTGAAATCGCACCTGATAATCAAACTTCAGGTAATACCAAATATTCTTACCGTCAGGGTAATCCAATTATTACTTTTTCCATAGCACCTCAGGAATACTATGTTCGCTCAAAAAATCTTAAACTTTGTTTTGATGTAGAGTTAAAAGATTCTGGTAATGATTTACCAAATAATAATAACCAAGATGGAGCAGGAGAGCGGGAAGTTCGTATTAATAACCGAGTAGGTGTAGCAAGTTTGTTTCAGCAATTAGAGATAAATAATGCTATGAACCAAAATTTAGAAACAATTCGTCATTATGGGCGTCTTTTAGGGTCTCTTTTACCAAGTGGTAGTGGATGGAATGAATATACAACTTATCTTAGTAATGAGTTTGGTGTATCAGCAAACGAACAAGTTCAGGGTAGATATACTAATCGTAAGATGTCTGTTGCTATGCCTATTATGGCGGGTATTTTCCTTCAGGGAGCAGATATTCCTTTGTCTATGAATAACGGTGTTGGTGGATTAAATCTTAAATTTTCTCTTCAGTCATCTATTCAGGCACTTTACGGGGAAACTCTTACGACACCTAATAGTTATTATGAGATTACTAATGTTAGTTTAATGGGAGAGTATGCTATGCCTAAGGGTGGTGCTTTACCTAATATCAGTTCTTATCCTTTTAGTGGATTTAGTTCTTTTTATTCAGTTATTAATAATAACGACCAGACATCGCAGATTAATCCCGCTTTGTCTGCTGTAGTATCTACATTTACTAATTTCTTACCTACACCTCATATTGCTAATTATGGTAAGGATAGTATGAGAACGACACCACTTCTCAATCGTAGTAATCCCGTAGGTGCTCCAGATACTTATGATTTAGTTGCTCCAATTAGTAAGGTAAGTTTTATGCGTGGGGGGGTATTGTTTCCACTTCAGTTCCAGATTGACGAGAACGAGGTAATTGAGAGCAATCCAGCAGTAGCAGACGAGTTCGCAGGTAGTTCTTATGACGCACAAAGACAGTATTATTATGCTATGAGTATCCGTCCTCGCACATCACCGGCTACAGACCAACTCGCAGGACAGAATACGGAAAATCTTCGCACGGCAAATGGAGACGAACAGCACGAATGCGTAACGGGGACAGATATTAATACAACGGAGAATGGTTTCCAAAATGTTTATGGTATTGGTATGCGAGTGGGCGATATGCTTGGCGTGGGTAATACAGCAAACTTTAAACAACAATCATACTCTACTCGCATTATCTCCAAACTTGATGGTTCTTCTCCTATGTCTTCATATACATTCTTCTTGTATCGCTCAGTTATTAATTATGATGACCGGGGATTAGTGAGTATAGTAAATTAAAAAGACAATTAGACAAATAGGCATTTAGGCACGATGACTAAATGTCTAAATGTCTATATGACTAAGGTTTTAGTGTAATATTTTAATATCATATTATACTAAATGACTACTTTTCAAGGGACGGAAACATATTTGGTAGAATGCTCCAGAGAAAACTCTGCTATTAATATAGATGATGATGACGACACTAATGGAAGTTGGAGTAATGAAACAGATTTCGTTATTAAAAGAGGAGACCGTATTTCGGTGGAAATGGTGTGTGCTAATATAAGAGGCTCTGGGACATCTGCCCCTACTATAGAATTTAGCGGTCAAAATGTAGTAGTAAATGGAAGCACTAAAAAATATTGCGATACTAAAGTGTTAATAGAAGTGTTTTTTTATATGAATAATAATAATACCTACAGCGTTGGGATGCCGTTAATTCATCCTTTCGGTGGAATTAATGGACGAGCAGGTTCAGGTAATTATGATAATTTAGTAACTCCTACTAATCTAAATCCCAGAATACCAAAAGGAAATGTAACAAATCAAGTAACAAATTATAGAGAGGTTAATATGGGTATGGGGTATGTATATCCTCAAGAAGAATTTGGAGATTGGGGTATATGGGACGGAACACCTCCCACACCCGTATATATGAACCAGCCCGGAAATGAACTACCTCCTGCTCCTTTTTTTACTTCACAAGACCCTACTGTAGTTTCTGTTAAGGTTGAACCGTGGAGAAAAGCATATCAAATATATCAATTTGAGTATGAAATAGCAGGTGTTAAAACTTGGGGAGCACCCGGGGCTTCTCTTCCTGCTCTACCGAATATAGGTGATAGAATATGTGCTATTCGTATTACACCTCACGCTGCGGTTCTTATTCCACAGACAACACCACCTTTTCAACCTTATAATGGTGATATGAATTTTACTGATTATGAAAATGGTATATTACAAGGACGAACAGGACAAGATTATCAAAATAATTTTTATGTAGGTAATCATATATTTATAAGTGATAATATTGACCCTACAACAGATATTTTACAAACAGATTGGGTAGGACAAGTATCAAAAATATCAGGAATAGGCGGATTAGGAACTCCATCATTTAATATGAAAGTGTTACAATTAGATTTAGAACCTAATAATGCCGCCGGCACGCAACAGGCATTCGGGTTTTATTCTGGGGCTCAGTCAAAATTTACTTTTGATTGTGGTGATTGTGCTTGTTATGTAGGGGGAATATATGTAGATAATGGAGGTTTTGTAAATCCAAAATTTGATATAAAACCGGGGTCATCTCAAGAAGGATTGATAAATTATGATAATTTGGAATTATCAACAATACCGCAAGTAGTAGGAGGGAAATATGCGGGTAATGGGTATATGAGAGGTAATAATGCGTTATTTATGTATAGTAGAAATACAAGAAAACCTCAAGCAGGTCAAAATAGTAGTTTGGCTTTATTTCCAGATACTATTTTTGAACCAGATACAGTAACAGGTAGTAGTCCAGCAGCACCATTTTATACGACAGATGCGGGTGAATATGGTAATTTACCAGCATCAGCGGAATTTGGATATAGAAATGCTAATATACAAGAAGAAAATAATAATCAACCATATATTTTTATGAGAAACGACCATTTTGGTAGAGGAAGAAGAGGTATGAATGATGAGAAAATGCCTGATGCTGAGCCTATGTCGGCATTTATATATGTATCCTTAAAAGAATTATTACAAGATGTAAATTCAGTAACGAATGTGATTAATGAGCGACTAAGGGAAACCATAACAGGATTAGGGACAACAACTCAACAAACATCAAAATTATTATTAAATAGTATAGAAAACCCAGAACAAAGGAAACCAGCGAGTAATGTTATACCATTTTATAATAGAGTAGGATTCTATGATAAAGAAGTGACGGCTGGAGGACAAAATACATTAATGTTAGATACAAATAACGCACAATATAGAAACATAGTGACTGATATAATTCCTATCAAAAATGGTGGGTGTGTAAAGGTAAATCCAGCGAATTTCGTCTCAGGTCGTAATTATTTGGCTCAAAGTTACGGGAAACAATATGGAGGTATTCCGGGAATAGGACTATTTGGAAACTCTGCGACACAAGCCCAATTAGATAATATAAAAGAAACAACATATTTACGAGAAATAGAAACTTCTAATGGTGATAGTGTTCCAGTAACAGAAACCTATAGCACTACAGTAACAATACCGGGAACTCCGTTTATTCCTGCTGTTCCATCATATATTCAATATACGCCACAGCCCGACATCTATACGCCAGAAGTTCCAGAAGTTCCAGCAGTTCCAGAAAGCACAATAATTTATAATTCAACGGCAGATGGTTCAGTATCATTAGTGAGTGATTTTGATGTGGCGAATAATGTATCACCTATGGTATTGGGTAATGGAGCGAAATTATTTACTGATGATGGTGGATTAAATGCGAATTATTCAACAAGTCATTCAAGACACGCTACTTTTGACGCTGGTGCTGGTAATTGTATTTATATTAATCCAAGAGCATTTGAATACGAACATTCAACATATTCTATGTATGATAGAATGGGTATAACTTGTAGTAATACAATAGCAGGTTTATCTACATCTTCGGGTAATTTATCGTCAGTAGATAGTAGTTTATCGCAATATTTATATCAATCTTCAAATTCAAGTCCCAGTTCCTTTTGGGGAACAAGTTGGGTAAGTGGAAATGGGGGATATGGGACAGGAGGAGGTTGGATATTTCCTAATAGTGATGGGACAGATGTAAAGGGAAATAATAATAGTGGTTGGATAAATACTTGGTATAAAATAGATGCGAGATATGTGCGTTTTTGGTTTAAAAGTGACGGAAGTGCTACAGAGCCAGGTTGGGATATTTTAGTATGCCGAGCAGTAACAACTCCAGCAGTTCCAGCAATTCCAGCAGTCCCGGGATTTTACACGCCACAGCCGGATTTGGAGACAGTAATTCCAGCAGTTCCGGCAGTTCCAGCAGTTCCAGCGACGACATCAACGGTTTCATCAACATTAGTAACAACACAAGAAGAGTTAAATGAAGTAAATTTTCAAGGTTGGGCTAATCCTATATATGGTAATTTTGCTACAGCAGATTTATATAAATATCAATTAGGAGATAGATGGGCTAATTTACCAGTATGGAATTGTGACCGAGTTGCTTGGACTGGAGGAACAGAACCTTTACCACGACAGGTGGGTAAGACAATAATATTAAATAATAAATTAGAATATAATACTTTAACATTTTCATTCCCACAAGGAGTAAATAATTATACGGGGGATTTGTCTAATTTTCCAAATTCTACCCCGAGTGATTTAATATGTAATACCTTATATGAAAATCAATTAATTTATACGAATATTCCGTTTCCTCAAGCGGACGATGATGCTGGAACTTGGGCTAAATTTGCGAAAGCGATGAGAAACTATGAAACATATTATAATTCATCTAATAATGCTCCAGTAGATTATAAAAATCAGGTAAAAGATGTGGGAAATTGGATATTTGACGGAGATGTAGGTATGACTGATGATAGAAGCACAGCACAATTGCGAACACAATTGGGAGCACCACGACACGAGCCCCCTAATACAGCACCAGATTATCCAGTAACAGCCCCACCAAATCCTCCTCCTGCTGTTCCAGTTCCTCGTTTTCAAAACAATAGACCATTTTATTATGATTGGATAAATCAACCAAATCCAGATGCTATGTTAGGTGCTGACCCTACATATGGGACATCATTAGGATTACCTCAACCAGTTCAATTACCAGTTCCAGCGGGAGGCGAACCTGTGCCGGATTATCGTCCAGCGGTTTATGGTGCGAATAGAACTTTAATATGTCCTACAACATCACACGAAATATTTGCTGGTGTATCTGCTACGAATTGTGTAGATGAAGAAGAGAAATATAAAATATTAAAAGAATTAGGAAGATTAAAAATAAAAAGTAGATTTAATCCAGATTACTATAAATTGGCTAAGAGTTATAAGGGTTTTACTATTAATGATACGACTACAATACCAAACGACCATAGTGATATAGGTTTTCGTATAGCAAATGACCCACCTGACCCAGATTATAAAGTAAATACAGATTTTATTAGACAATTAGACATCGGGTTTTATCCATATGAATATAAGCGTGGAGATGGTTCAACAGTAACTATGTGTGCTATGATGGTTGGCTGTGATTATACTCCTTCCGCAGATAAAATATCAACAATAAATTTTGGTAGTATGGTATGGGGTCAATCAATAGGTATATCTAATAGTTTTTATGATAATCACGCAATATGTCCTATGAATAACGACCAAGTAAAAAGAGGTCAGCCATTAACAAAAACGACACAAGTGCCGGGTGAATGGGTTACAGTAGGGGCACAAGATACAATTAATATAGAAGAAAATCAATATTATCAAGCACCATCATCTACCGCTCCTTTTGCGGCAACCTTAGCATATACCCAGACATTAGGATATACTGCTCCTCGTCTTAAAACAGAATGGGATTTTACAACTAATTTTTTGGCTGCTCCATATATTAATGCGGCAGGTCGTTTTAGATGTAGATTACAATTTGACGGTTGCTTACAATATCCCGGAGAATCCGCTCAAATAATATGGGAACAATCATCATTATTTACAGCGGCAGCAGTAACAGATTTTACAAAAATATCAACAGATACTCCAGATTTTTATGACCCACAAAATCCAGCAGGTTTGAGTTTTACAGGATTATATTTTAATCCATTATTTAACGGTGATAATACTGTTCCTGTTCCTAATCCACCTACAGCGACGAATACTTGGGTATTGGTTTCCGGTTCAGGAATAGCGAATTTTAATCCAGCAAATCCATTTGCGAATTTGGGTATAGGTGTATTTCAAGCAAGAGGATTAGATGAACCGGGAGCGTATTTTAATGCCTTTTATGATACTGGAGGGGGTGATGATGAAATGGTTCAGTTCGCACAGGCAACATTATCAGTATATAAACAACCAACAATTACACCATCTACAGATGTAATAGAACCAAATTTAGGGTTAGAACACAATAAAGTAAATTATGTATGGGTAGGTGCTACTCAGCCAACATTTCAATACGCACAAGAAAAAGGACGAGTAGAATTCGTCCAATTACAAGATGATAATATTTTAAATCAAAAGAGTATTCCTTATTCAGCAGGCACAATAAATCCATCAGCAACAACAGGAACAAAAGCAGGTATAATAAATACGGCGGCAGAAGACGCAGTATTTAGTCGTAATAGTAGGGAAGATGATTTTGTAAATTCACAGACGACAACTCCAGTAAAAAATAGTGGAGTAAGAGCAGAAATATCAGGTGTAGGTATATATAAAATATGGTTATGTCCTGAGAATTATGAACCACCAAATAATATAAATTTGAGTTGTTATTGGAATAATGCGGCATCAGGTCAAAATGCGGACGGAGTAAATGAAATATCATATTGGGGACAAACGAATAATAATAGGCAGAAAATTATTAAAGGTTGTGTAGAAGCAGATGAAGAAAATTGGAATGGTAGTTTATTTGAACGATTAGGTTTCCAATCACATAGAGAATTATTGCCTGCGTATGGTAAGCAACAAAATAGATTTAATCCAACAACATATAACGAAACAAGACCGGATAAAATCAGTAGAGGAACAAAACCTCTTATACTTTGTAATGCTGTGGATAATAGTATAGACCCTGCTTTGAATACATTTTTTACAGCAGATACATCAGCCACCGCCGTTAATGGTATTCCTATGTATGGTAATGGTATGTTGAATGATGAGAGTGTATCATTACAATTAGTCAATCAGTCATTAACAGCATCAGCACCACCTATATTATCTACCAGTCCATTTTTATTAATTGAGAGTGATATATGTAGCACAAATTATCGTAGTGGTAAAACCCAGCAAAATGTCCTTTTTTATTTAATGAAAAATTATCAGGCAAGTAGTTTTATATATGGATATGGTTCATCATATACTCATACCGCAAATCAAGATAGAATGTTGTCGTTAATTAATACAGCGTTTCGTGACCCAATTACGGGAAGATTACAAAAATGTTCTAATAATTCTACAATAATATATAAAATACAGAGAGATATTGTAATACTTCCACCAACAACAGACGCATTAGGTAATCCATTACCAATACCAAAACCAGCAGAGACCGAAAGTGAAAAGTTACTTAGTCAAATAGTCAAAAATACAGATAAACAAGGTAGTAAAGGAGGTGGTGCTATAGGGACAGGTGAAGGAGGAGGTGGAAGTAAAACTACGCCTCCAAATGTTCCATTATTTCAATCAGGATTATTACAACACATTCAAGAAGAAGCAGGGGCAAATTTGGATATACAAGGTGGAGCGGAGGCGGTTCAAGCATTAGAAACAACATTCCAGCAAATAGATAGTGACCCTAACATTACACCTAAAGAGGCAGAAATCCAGACATCAGTCGCATATGTATTGAATTTATTAATATCAAATTATCCATTAGAATTGGTGAGAGATAGTCAAACAGGTCTTATAGGTGTAAGAAATCCAGCAGATTTGGGTAATACAGTTATGGGTGATACTATATTAACGCAATCTCCGCAATCAGCATATAATTTAGCCCAAAGTGTCGTGCGATATTTAGAAACAGAACTCGCAAATTTGGGTGGATTAGCAACAATAGAAGGGTTATTAAGAGATGAAGGAGATGAGGCGGATGAGGCTTTGATTAAGTTAGTAAATGAAAGGGTAATAAATCCACTAACAGGACAGGCAATAGGAGAACAAGGAGAAACAAAATTAGCAGAGACAGGATTAAATGAATTTGGATATTTGACTTTTAATCGTGGAGGTAGTCGGGCTTTTGAAAGAATAGCACAAATATTTACTCAATATTTAGAAAATCAACAGAATTCAAATGCCGTAACTATGGAGGAGAATAATATAGAACGATTACAACAAGAAAGATTATTAGATTATGCGTCACGAGTATTTTCACAGGCAGTAACAGCAGGCAATAGAATAAGTTTGGCTGACCCTCAAGGTGAATGGATTGCTCCTTCATTAGGCGGGCAAGTGGAAAATTTAAGCCCTGAAAGATATGCCCGAATGAGAGTAATAGATACGGCAGATGATATTGGGTTCGGTCAGGCTCAACAATTTAGGGAGGAGGATTTTGCTGATACATTTAGAGGTGAAGAAAAAGGTAAGCAAGAATCGGCGGCGATGATGGCTAATATGGAGTTAGGTGATATGGCTGATTTTATGTATGATGATGATTACCCAGAGCCGGGGATGGTTTTGAGAATAAATATACCAGAACGGAATAGAGCAGAGATGAAAGAAGGACAGATGACGCCTCCTCAGGCATCAAGAATGAGTGAAGAAGCAAGGAGAGGATATGATAATTTAAAACCACCCGGAACAGGAGGAGGAACGAAGGATGACTAAATGTCTAAATGTCTAATGACTTTTCAAAAATAATATATAGATATTGAATATTCACATATTATTAGTAGTATCCCAACAAATAAGGATAAGGTATAGTTTTAGACAATTAGACAATTAGACAATTAGACATATTTACTGTCCCGACATAAATATATTACCAGATTTAATCATCATCATTCTCTCAACTTCAGCCCAGATAAGAACTCTAAGTTGTGCTTGGTCTTGATTACTACGAGTGCGGTTAAGGGTGACTATGACTGGCTGTCTGCCGATTTGAGTGCCGTTTCCAACATAATTCATACCAGCATCTTTACTAAGATTAACACCGAGATAATTCATAGTAAAATCCAATTCATTTTGAGGAACACCGTGGAAGAAAAGACCAGCATCAAAAGCGGACTGATTAGTATCTAAATCGTGAAGTGTAGCACCGGGAGCGATAATGGTTTGTCCGTCAGCAGAGTATAAACCTCTATTGACTTTAAGAGGAACATCGTCAATCTGGGAGAATTCATTATAAAGTTTAGATACTGTATTAAGAGAAGAAGGAAAGATATTCTCATTATTAATACTTACCTGTAAGGTAGTGCCTACTTGTGAGGCTTTAGATAAATAATTACCGAGTAATCTATTAGCAGGAGTAGTAGGAGCAGCACCAAAATTTGGAAGTGGAGCGACAGCACAGAGAAGATTACGAACGATTTGGTGGTCTAAACCGAGAAGGACAGAGAGGGGCTGTTCTGCTGAAGCACCTGCGGCGACGACTTTTGCGGGCATAGTAGATTGTATATTAACATAATCGGTCATAACAAGAGAAACACCTTTTTCTAATTCCTGTTGAATTCTAAGCATAGGTGATGGGACGCCAACTTGGTCTTCGTAGTAGATGAGGTCTGTTGATAATTTACAGGAAGATTGAAGGATATTATTACCAACTGTGAAAGGAGTAGCCCCGCCTCCTGCGGCAGTATTACCAGCAACACATCTATTACCTGCTAAATCAGCGGAGAAGTGAAAGACAAACCTAACACGCTCTTTGAGTGCGAAAAGTGGAAGTGGAATTTGGCTTAATACTGGAAAAATATCTTTGAGTTTTATAGTCCAAAAAGGGGTAGTTCTTTCGCTGGCTGTAGTGCGAAAATGGTCTAATTTATTGGTTTGTGTGGCGTCATTTTGGATTAAACCGAGAACACCCTGAGATGCTTTGGTATTTTGAGTAGTAACAGTATCAATAGAGTTAAGAGCAAATTTACCCCAAGCATTAGCACCGACACCTTTAACTGCTTTTAATCCAGTAAAAGAACCGAGATATACATTATGGGTCTGGTCTCTAATATCTTGGTCTATGAGACAATTTTTCATCTGGAGAAGATGAGGGCAATTTTCAACAGCATTAATAAGAGTAGTTCCAAAGAACATTTCAACTCTGTCTAAACACCCTAAAATACCAGCGGCGAGAGGTAAATCGTTTCTTTGATTTCCGTTGGTCTGGGAAGTAGTGAGTTGGAGTTGGAGGGCAATATCATCACTAAGAATGCCTTCCTGCGGGAGTTCAAATACCGCTTGACTTTGAGAAAAAGAACGGGGTTCAATTAATCGGGTTTCTACTCTTTGACTTTGACTTTCGGCAGCGGAAATACCGACCATTTGGGCTAAATCACTTTTCTTTCTTCGGGACATTATACATATACTAAAATAAAAAAATATTTTACATTTAATTTTTATAATACATAGGCAATTAGACAAATAGGCATTTCTTATTTCAAAGCACGCCGGGGATGCTTATACGCCGAGGGATTTCGTAATGCCCGACTAACATCTCTGGCGTGTGCGTATGTTTTTTGACTTTTTACCGCCATATCGTCTATAAAATCTTCTACGATGTTTAGAGAATGGCTCATAAAGAAGCAGGCTAATTCTTTTGCTCTCTCTTTGGTGATTGTTCCCAGAAATACTTTTCTTGCTATAGCATCCAAATTATTAAATATGAGACCATCGTCAATTTCCTCACCGAAATTACCTTCCAAATTGTATCTTTTGCCTGTTTGACTATTTTCAATCCAAACCACACCGAATTTAATTTTCCATTTTTTATTTTCTTTATGTTTTGCGTGGGCTCTTTGAAAACAATAGCCATTTCCACTCCAATCTTGAGCGTCTTTGTAATCATTAAACCACGGATATTTTTTACATTTTTCGTTTTCTGTAGAGAGTAATCTTTCTAAGTATTTTGGTGTTTTTTCATATTCTTCATAAATTAATTTGTCGCAACCATTAATAATCATAATCTCCTTTACAATAGAACCTAACTGAGTAGTAGGGTCACTATAAACATCGTATAATTTTTTACTTTTTTTATGAATACACCACGAGTGGAAAGCACCAGTAGTTCTGGACGGAGCAAGTTTGACTAATTCGGCAACCTGTTCTCTGGTAATACCTTTCCACGGTAGGATAGGTTGCGGGGAGCGTTGTCCTCTCGCAAGAACGACACCAGTATCCAAAGTGAATTGCTTGAGAGGGCAGATGGTTTGAGTAAGAGAAGACATCGTTATATTGTTGGTATTTATTTGTGATAAAATGTTTTCAATTTTATCTTGTATGCTGGATAATATTTTCTGGAAATTCATTTCAATTTTCTATAAAATTTTGAGAGGGTAGGTGTCGTGGGTGTTAAGTCGTGGATTGTTAAAATAGAAAATTGAATTGATTTCGTTCCTGACTTGTCTTTGGTATTCACCACTTAACACCCACGACTTCAGCCCCCAGTTGAATTGTAAAATTGAAAAGAAATAATAACAAAATAATATCAGCATATCAAGATGTCTCAATCCAAAGGTCAATCCTATACTATCGGTTACAACTACAAGTGCGGACTGTGTAAGCAGGTCAGCAGATACTACAAGGAAGAAAAAGGTATGAAATTGTGGTGTCGTCTTCATTTTAAAAAATTTCCTGCCTGTAAAGAACATCATCACGAGCACGGGTTAGGGGAAGGTTTTAATAATAGTTTTGTTGATTCAGCGGGCAAGAGTCATTTTATTCGCTCAGGACGGACAGGAGAATTGTCCGCATATGCTATACAAGAGCAACCTAAATTTGTAGGTCATCAAAAATCCAAAAAGAAGGAGGATTTACAGGATATTAGAAGTGCTGAAAAATATACAAAAACAGCATTCCGCAATAGTAATTTTCGTCTTCAAATAGTAGGTGATGCTATGACTTGGGCTCAAGATGGAATGACTATGGCGAGCGATATATCTCAACCATCTCAGTCAATAAAACCTAATAAGAAAAAAAAGAAAAAAAAGAAAAAAAAGAAAAAAACTAAAAAAACTAACAATTACAAAGATATAGTAGAAGAACAGGTGAAAAGACAAGAGAAAATCCGTATTGGTGAGTGTATTAATATTGATAATTTAATATCAAAGTTGCCTACTGAATATGCCTAATTGTCTAATTGTCTAAAAAAATAATATATATATAATATAAAATGGAATATCATCTCTGTAGAGGTTGCGATAAAAAATATGAAGAGCAAAGTCATTATAAAAAATCAAAAAAAATGGAACATTATGTAAAGGCGTATATAGGTTTTTGTGGAATGAAATGTTGGGATAAATTATCAACAAGACAGAAGGCACAAGAAAATATGTTAGTTCATATCCACGGGACGGTTCGCAAGGATAATCATTATAAATTATAATTTTTTTATAGACATTTAGACATTTAGACATTTAGACAACAGCAATAGCATAGGGTATATTAGGGTCAAGTTCCCAGTCATTATATATGGGAACTACTTCAGTAGCCATAGGTGGCTCGCTTGTTTTAGTTTCGCCACCACAATCAGGAGGTTCTGGGACATTATTATTAGTAGGTTCTCTTCTCTGTGAGCGTGGAGGGCGAATACTTACGAACCTCTGCTCGTCTGCCCCGGCGGCTTGTCTGGCGTCTCTTCTCCTTTTATTATACTGAGACCTTAATAATTTATATAATTTTCTAATATCGTCAGTCGCAGGAGGCACTCCCATAGTCCTCGCAATATTATTGTATCTTTTTATACCTTCCATAGGCTTACAGTTGCCGTCTGTAATATCCTTCTGGATAGAAGTGTGAATTTGAAACATCATATTTGCCGTGGGGGTTTGTGTCGTTGATAATGAAGCCATAATAATTATAAGAATATCACATCATTATAATTATTAAATAGTTTTCAATTTTATAAAAAAAAATTTATTAGACACCCAGACATTTAGACACCGACCCTCTTATTCGCTGTAAAGTTTAACGGATTTATACCCATCAAATACAATAAAGGATGTGCCCTGAGTGTGGGCGGGTTCATCAAGGTCTCTGTAGTCCCTGTTGTCTATTCTATGTTGATGTTTATGTAATTCCAACCAAATATACATCATTTTAATATTCTCATCATTTTTATCTAAGTGTCGCACAACCATATCCATACAGGATTTAATAGTTCTATCAAATGTATCAACGACTTCATTCCTGTCCTCCTCGCTGAGGTGCGTGAGAGCACGGATGCTTACCTGATATTTATACTCGTCTCTTGTGTTGATGCCTCCCATTTGGATATAGGGGGCTCGTCTCATTTGTCCTCCTACGAGTATCTCCTTGTGGTCTGGCGACCTCTGGGTGATGCCGAAGGGCGAGGACATATCAACCCAGTTGCCCTCCCATCCCTTAGAGTTTAAGTATGTCTTCATCATAGCGTAGGCAGTAGCGGCTGCGGTCTGTGTTTTGAATGCGTAAGTAATATTCACCATCTTAATCTTATATGCTGGTTATTCTTTATATTATTTTGTTTTCAATTTTCATATTTTCTCCCAGCCAGCAAATCCTCCACCCACTTATCCGTTATTTCTCCCAGCCAGCAACCACTTATTCTCCATTCTCACTTACCCGCCACTTTATA